ATGAAAAAAGTTATGTTGGCACTGTTTGCCGTTTTGACATTGGCCGCTTGCACAGGTTCTTACAAATCTGGTAACTGCGAATACGATTTCTTGCTGCACAAAGATATTTCTATCTCCAAATTGATTGGCAGCTGTGGCAAATAATCAAAGTGATAAAAAACGGGGCGTTCGCCCCGTTTTTATTTTATCACTGCGGTTTTTATCAGTGATACATCATCGCGAATTGTGTCCAATTTTATCTGTAATTGTCCGATACCTGTTTCCAGTATCGTTGTGCGATTTTCCAATGTTGTAATGCGCGTGTCGGCGCGTTGAATGTCCGCCAGCGATGAATCTTGGCGGGCAACCCAATAAATCAGGCCACCGATAAAGGCGATTAAAAACCAACTGTCGCGCAGGGTTGCGATTATTCCGCCGAGTGTGTTTGCTTCCTGTTTCATTTTCGCCCCCGTGATATCATATTTTCAATCATGTGCACCAATGCGCGCTGGGATTCCAGACCGCGCAATTCGGCGTCCGTGGCATTCGGCCCCAGCACGCGTTCAATCGTCATCCGGCGCAGATGTTGCAGTACTGCCACACCCGCCGTGATTGCAAATGTGCGGGCATAGTTTTGTTCAATTTCGTTCATCATTTTCCCCCATGGTTAAATCAGGTTTTCCGCCACTGCCATTTGGGCAATCGGCGCAATGTATTTCAGTTCTGCATCACTGTTCAGTACAATCGGCGCAATCACCCCGCGACGGGACAGAATCTGTAATCCGCGGTCGGTCAGTGGTCGTATAAATTCATGCAGCAATCGCCCATATGTCGCGCCCAAGATTCGCATCATATCGGAATTGCGCGCCATAATTTCGGTCGCGGTCATTTCTTTTTCAGACAGCAATCCCAACCGGTCGGCCAACAACGCATGGCGAATCCGTTCGCGCAGGTCTTTTAATATTATTTGCGACACGTCAAAATCCGCGCCCGATGACAGTGGGGTCAGACCTGATGACCCGACGGCCTTTGGTATAATTGCCCCAGGGGTCAAATTGATGTTGTTCAGGTTGATGACGCCGTCATCGTCGGCCTGCCATATGCCGGAAACGGCGATAGTCGCGTTTTTCAAGACCAATTCAACAACCTTGTTCGCGGTCTTGATATCTGGCAATGCGCGCAGGACGGGCCCGCGGCCGTATTGTTCACCACTCAGCACACTCCACCGGAAAATGATGTATGGATTGGTTTCAAATGTTCCGCGTGCGACGATATTATTTTCAATGTCGCCACCAACATCCAACCATGCAGTAAAATCCGTACCAACCAATGATTGCACCAACCGCAATGGCGCGGCGGGGTCACGCTTTATCTGGTCGGCAATGTCGGCGGGCGGTGTCCATGTTGGGTATTTTTCCAACACTTCGCGTGCTGGCATTGTGGCGGTATGAAATACCGCGTTTGGCAAAATCGCAATATCGCGCATTGGCACGGCCGTAAACGAAAATGCCGATGATGCGCCGATTGGCGTTTCTGACATAAACAGGCACGCCGTGCCCAGAATCACCAAATCCAGATAGCACTGGTGAATTGTGGTATAGAAATTAGAATCGTTCAGATTCGCACGCAATGCCGCCGTTGCAGCGTCTGCATCGGGCGATGCGTCACTTTCCGGAATCAGTGTCAGCCACAGTGATTCTGGCGGTGTCATCAATGAATAAATTGATGCCGCCAAATTGTCCACCGCATCGGCGGCGGTTGCATCAAACAGTGTGGCGGCGTCCGCGTCCGATGTCGGCATAGTGTAACGCATTGCGGCGTCCCATCGTGCCAACCACGGTGCACGCACGTCCAGTGCACGCCGATACATTTGTTCCAAGTTATTTTGCATGTTTGCTCCTTTGTTTTGTTAAACCTTGAAATTCGTGTTTGCTGTGTATGCGCGGGGTGCATGACCCGTGGGGCGCACGGGGGTCGGTGCGATTGTAATTGCGCCCGCCACCGCGTCCAATCCATCGTCGTGGCCCGTACCAATCGGTGCCCACCCCATCATTTCAGCAACAAACGGTGTTTGTGTTATTTTGCGGTGCGCATACAATCGCCCAGCGGCCAATGTCGGCTCTATTGCGTCCAAGATTCTGTCAACCTTTGGCCGATTGTTTGTAATCCGCGTGATTGTGATTGGTATGCCGGCACGGGTTGCCGCGTCGCGCATTATTTCTGGCAATGCGTTTCCGATGCCATTTGTTTCAATTGTGATGCGCCGCATGTTATATCGCGACAAAAATTCCAGCACGCAATCGCACTGGTGCGCCAATGGATGCGTGTCGCCATCGGACACTGTCATGTACAAAATATCGTGAATAAAAATGCAACGTGATGCATCGTCACGATACAGGATTACGCACACACTGCCATCGCGGCCACGACGCCCACTGGACGGATCCCAATATGCCGCCGCGCCTGTAATTTTATGCGCGCCGATTTGCGCGGTGCGCGCGTCAAACGTATCGTCGTATAATTGCAATGCCCCAGGGTCAAGGCGTGCACGCGTCGGCGCGACGGGCTGTAATAACATCTGGGATGCAAAATGCCGGGGGCCGACCGCATCGCGTAATTCGGCAATGCGCGCAGGCGGGAATAATTCGGGCCACGCAGACGCACCCATCGCATCAATTATCGGTATTTTCAATACGTTGTACCCGCGCAAAAAAGGCGTTGAAAAACCAAAATTTTTAGATACTATATCAGACATGGATTTTACCCCTAAAACTTTACCGACAAATTTGGAGGCCGAACAGGCCGTCTTGGCCGCGGTGCTGATGAACAACCGCGCGTTGGAACGCGTGTCTGATTTCTTGAAACCAGAACATTTTTCGCACCCCGCGCATCAGGAAATTTACAAATTGGCCGAACGTCAATTTGCCGCCGGCATCCCGTTTGATATCATCACCGCGAAAAATTATCTGGATCAACAGGGCGTGCTGGAATCCGTTGGTGGGGTTGATTACCTGACCCAATTGGCGGGCGCGGGCGCGACGGTTGTAAATGTTGAACAATATGCGCGCATCGTCTATGACAACGCATTGCGTCGCGAACTGATTGAACTGGGCCAATCAATTACCGACAACGCATTTGTCGAGGATTTAGATAATCCTGTCACCACCCAGATAGAGGTTGCCGAACAGAAATTATTCAACTTGGCATCGGCGGGCGAAACCCGACGCGAGGTTGCACCAATCGCAACCGCATTGGCGGGCGCACTGAGAGAGGCCGAGGTCGCATACAAGGCCGACGGAAAATTGTCTGGTTTAACAACGGGTTTGAACGCGCTGGATAAATCCATCAGCGGTCTGCACCACAGTGATTTGATTATTATCGCGGGGCGTCCAGCGATGGGGAAAACAACGCTGGCGATGAATATTGCGTTTAATGCCGCAAATGCTATTTTATCGGGTCGCGCCAATGAACAGTACAAGGGTGCAGTCGTATTTTTCAGTTTGGAAATGTCCCAAGAACAGTTGGCAGCACGTGTGCTGTCATCACAGTCCAAGATTGCGGCAACAGCCATGCGCGAAGGATCTTTTTCTGACGAAGAATTCTTGAAAATGACCCAGTACGCCGCCGCTATCGGCCGTGTACCATTGTACATTGATGATACCCCCGGTATGTCGGTGCCAATGATGCGCACACGCGCGCGTCGTTTGGCGCGCAAATGTGGCGGGATTGCATTGATTGTTATTGACTATCTGCAACTGATGACGTCGCCGGGTGGCCGCAAGAATGACAACCGTGTTCAGGAAATTTCTGAAATCACCCGTGGGCTGAAAATGCTGGCCAAGGAATTAGATGTGCCGGTCATTGCCCTGTCCCAGTTATCACGTAATGTTGAAAACCGCGATGACAAACGTCCACAGTTGGCGGACTTGCGTGAATCGGGCTCTATTGAACAAGACGCCGATATTGTTATGTTCACGTACCGCGAAGAATACTATTTGGAAAATCGCGACCCATCGCAACGTATTTCAGGCAACACCAATGCCAACATTCAGGAATCATATCAAAAGCGTTTGGAACGCTCGCGCGGCAAGGCCGATATTATTATCGGCAAAAATCGTCACGGCCGTCCTGAAACCGTGCGCACGGCATTCTTTGCCGATTACAGTTTATTTGACAATCTGGACGAAGTAGAGGCCCGTGGCGAAAACGATTATTCCGATACTGCCCACACCAAGGTATCAACACCAGACGATGCTGGCGCGCCAGAACAGATTGACCCATCGGCATTTCCAGACGAATTGTAATTATTTCCTTGCGACGGGCGCGAAAATTGACTAATATTTTGTCAAGAAATATATAATCAGGAGTTCTGCGATGGCCCAAGAAGAAATCATATTTCCAAATAATATCAGAAACATTCGTATGTCGGTCGGCATGAAAATGACCGAATTGGCGCGCCAATCACACCTGTCTTTGTCCGCCGTGTCCAAGATTGAAAAAGGTGTCCGTCGCCTGAACCAGAAACAGTTGCTGAATATTTGCAATATTTTGGGTTGCAAATTATCCGACATTTTCATCAAGGAAGACGATGCCGTCGCCGACCAATGGCAGAGTGAAATCAAACGTCGCCTGAATGATAACGAAGACAGCGGTCTGAAAATCTTTGGCAGTGGTCTGCGCAAGATTCGCCAGCAGACCGGCAAGACCATCGCACAGGCCGCCGCTGATGCGGGTATGACACTGTCCGTGTACCACAAGATAGAGGTTGGTCAGCGCGAGATTTATCAAAACGAAATTGAACCGTTGGCAAAATCTTTTGCAATGAGTGCCGAAAAGTTGTTCGACCAGATTGCAAACCTGTACAAATCCGGCGAATTAAACAAACAAATCAGCAAGGTCAAAGAACGCGTTAAATCCGTCTTGATTCCAGACAATCCTGCATCTGGGATTGATATGCACGGCGGGCTGTATGGTGCGAAATTGTACGACAGCGCACGCAAGAAACTAGTTCCCGTATTCGGCGTACCAGCCGGCAAATCAATCACATTCAAAAAGTCCGACGAAACTATGATTGTCGCCCCCATGCCGTTGGAGGGTCGCAGTGGTATCTATGCCGTGATTCCAAATTCCAAACGATTGGGCGGTTTTGTCCCAGATCATGCATATATTTTTGCCGATGCAACAACCGCACCCGCAGTTGGCGATTTGGCGGTTTGCATTGATACTGATTTCAACAAACTGGCCCCTGATGCGGTTGCCACGGCCCAGATTGTCAGTGTCCGCCAAGATTCCAAGGGCAAGATTTACGGTCAGATTTCATCACCCGAAGAAAAAATTATTGGCCACACCATGCACAAGGTTATTATGATTGTTATGGAATAACCATTTCAAACGGAGAGGGATATGAAAACCAAAGCCAGCACAGTTGCCCAGAAATTACTGAACCTGTACCGCCAAGAACACGTTATAGTTGGTGGTTGGGCGGCGGTAAATCAAGTATTTGTTGCCGAGGCCGACAATGATGTCATGCGTGAATTACGTGCATTGCCAACGGGGAAAATGTTGATTCAGCATATTGAGAACCTGCGCAGTGGGAAAACCCCAATGGATTCTATTGAACGCGAACTGTTACCATATGGCGGGACAATGGATCAATCCATGGCGACAATTTCCCTGACACCAGCGGAAATGTCGGAACTGGAATCCGGCATAAACGCTTTTACCCCCGACGATGCGGGTTTGGAACGCATTCAGAATCTGAACATTGTCAAACGATTTGGCAACGAATGGATGGTTGCAATTCGTGCGGCATTGGCAACGCGCCCTGACCTGTTACAAAAATGGGCAGTGATTACCAAAACGTATCGGGCGTATTTTTTGTGGCATGTGGCAACGGATATGTTGAATCAGCCATTATCCGAACGCGCGCACGCACAATTGCAGGCCGACATGCCGGAATACGAAACGTATCTGCCAATGTTTGGTGATGCGGGTACGGAATTGTTGCAAAAACTGCGTGCATTTATCAGTGTGCGCGAACCGATTGCGTCTGACAATGCACCAGACGCCCCAACGTCTATCTAGCCCCCATCACTGGTACGATATATCGTGTCGGTTGTGTGTGGCGTGCCGATATAAATCATTGTACCAGTGGGCGATAAAATGAATTCTAATTCACGCAAACGTTCACGCAGTTTTTCGCGTTTCTGGGCGGTGTTGCATGTATTTGGCACCTCTACATCATCACAGATTATCAGGTCGGCGCGGCTGCCAGTAATATTGCCAGCAATGCCCGCACATATAACCGATGGTTCACGAATGCCTACGGGGCGATTGATGATTATTCGGTCGCACGCCCAGGTGCGGCGACCGGTGGGAATCATATCGGCACAACGTGGGTGATTTTCCAATATGTTACGAATATGCACAACCATACGCGATGCCAGTGTGCTTTCCGCTGATAAAATCAATATTCTATATTCAGGGTGCATGCACAGCACGCATGCGGCAAAAATTCCGACAACCGTTGATTTGCCTGAATGACGAAACGCCATCAGCAATCCGCGATGTGGTGGACGCATTAAAACCCCCACCAAGAAATTCATTATATGGCGGTGATGCGCAGGTGTGGTTATATTTAATATCGCGTTCCATTCGTCCATAAAATCACAAAACGCCGTAGTCATCGCGATTTTCGTTTGGGGCCGCGTCTGTAATCGCCCCATAATCATTTATCAATTTCGGCAACGCCCCGTCCAACACCGACACCAGATTATTATACAGGCCCATCACGCCGCCACCTGACAGTTTGTCTTGGATAACGCACAGATTATAATCCAAAAATGATTTTACGTTATCAAAGGTATTCGCCCACTGGGTCAAATCCACGTCAACCGCGTGCAAGTCACGAAATGCCTCTAATAAAAAATTAAAATCTGCATTCAGTGCGGCAACATCTATTGGCAATGTTGGCTGGTAATCAATCACGCGCGCCAGTGCAATTCGGCGAAATATATCAATGTTTGTATTCGCCGCGGGCGCGGTCTGGAATACGATTGATCCACCTGAAAAATCGTCGTTTGGCACAACTGCATAAATGCCCGCGACGTCTGATTGCAACACATCATCAATCGCGACATGGACGTCCGCATTTTGAAAGAATGGAAATGCAAACTGAAATTCCGTCGTCACCCCATCACCCGTATATGATATTTTGTACATGCACACCCCCCAATCGTTAGCCGACCAAATCGTCAAATCTGGTCAATAATGTTTTCAACAGGTTTGGTTTCGTGGTTTTGATTTTGCGTAATTTTTCAAGCGCATTGCGACGTTTTTCATCATATGGCTGGGCCGTTTCAGACGTCAGACGGCGCAACACCGCCCCTTCGGTCATACCACGGTTTGACATACCAGATGCGCCGTATTTTGCACGCTGGGTCGCCAGTGCTTTTTTAACCAAATTTACCTTGGTCTGTTCATCGGCCGCCATATCTGCCAGAATTTGCTGGCGTTGTGATTTGGCCTCTTGCTTGTTTTTCTTGTAATCCAGAACGGATTGAACATCTGATACCAATTGTCCCATAAGTTATCCTTTTTGTTTGGTAATTAAATCGTATAGTTTCCATAAATCGTTACCGACAGAATGGTTATCGGTAACTGGTCATCACTGGTAATTGTCCATGGCGCGACGCTGGTGTCACGCGCCCAGCCCAGTTGCGACACATGAACATCACCGGTATATCCTGAGGCATTTTGCGCCGCACTTGGAATATCGGCACGCACGTCATTTATAAACAGCGACCGCGTGTTCAACACACGCGCCGCGACGTGACGAACACGGGCGCAGGCGGCATTATGCCCCGATGCGCGCAATGGCGTGCTCGACGCCAACACCGAAAACAGCAACGCATTGCCATCAGATAACGCGTCCGACGAAAATTTTTCTAACCAGTATTTATCGCCACGCATAACCACAACGTATGTATCGTTGCCCAGTACTGCAACCGATATAAACTGACCACGGGTCTGGTACGCAGACCACGCCGATATATTCAGTGCCGCGTTATGGTTCAACACCGCCATATTACCGTCCGCCATCACGACAAACAGTTGCCGCGTGGACTGGTTATATGCAATGTCTGTGGGCGACGTCATTAAATGCTTGGCATACGCGCACAAATCGGTTGCACTGTAATTTTCACCTAATTCATCCAAGCATAATTCGCGAATATCCTGCCCACTGGCGGAAATAAATATGGTTGCGCCCTCTATCTGTTGCGGGGGCAAATATCGTGATGCCATACTGCCCACAGACGTATGCTGTTTTATATCAACCGATGATGGCGTCAACGGTTTGTTTGCAATCGCCCATTCGCCGACAGTGGTCAATATTTGCAAGTTATCACTGCTGACCACGGTACAAATTTGCTGGCGTTGACGGGACAGTAATGTGATAAAAATCGCCTGATCGTCCAGACCAGTACCAACATCAAAATCATTATGCCGCCCCACCCCAGACAGCCAAACACCAGATGGGTAATCACGCGCGCCACCGAAAACCAATCGGTCTTGGTGAAATGTGATGCTGACCGGCCAACCACGACGGGTGCTGAATGCGGCCTCGCGCCAATCACTGATGGGGGCCGTGGGCAACGTGAATGCGCCGTTTGTGCGCATAACCGCAACGGTTGAACTGGTGACCTGATGCACAGTCCACTGTTTGTCCATCAGTAAAAACGTGCCACCAACGCAATCATCATTCCAGAATGCATCGCTGGTTGTGAATGTGGCGAAATTGTTGCCGGCACTGTTTGCCGTAATGGTGATTTTTATATCGCGCGTGTCATCAAATCGCATGAATGGTATATGAACCGTCATATCATCATCACTGCGCGCAAATTCAAATGTCGTCAATTCAAAACCGGTTTCCGTTTTACGCAACGTACGTGGCTGGTATTCTGGGTGCACAAATATCAGTGTACCGAAACGCTGGGCATATTGAATCTGTGCAATGTCTGATGCCGTCCACGGCGCAATGATATCGCATATGCGCGTTGCGCCGTTATATATATTTATATGTCCCGACGTTATCGCCAGAATGTATTCGTCATCTTGGCCAACTGAAAACGATATCAGTCGCGCCGACGCGTCTAATTCTGCAACGCAGGACAAGCCCGCACGACGGCGCAGTCCGCCACCCGCAATAACATCCATATTGACCAGTGCGGACAAACCAGACAAATTATCGTGCGTATAAAATTCTGGGGCAATGTCGCCATTGGCAAACGAACTGGTTGTCTTTACAAAGTTTCCCATGTGTTCCCCCGTAATCTAGAATCGTGCATTTATCAGTGAAAAGTTTTCAATGCCAGCGACGGTGGTCGTGGTGCTGTCTATGAATTTTGCAGATTGCAATTCCGCGTCATATAACGCCGCCAATGTTCTGAACATTGTTTGATCGCCGGTCAGTGGCACACAAAATTCCATTGCCAATTTTGTCGCGACCAACGATGCAAAATATACAGGATATGCATCAGGCGCAACACGGGTCAAACCAATAATCGTTATCCGGTCTGGCTGGGCGGTGATGCGATTCCCGATAATGATATTGCCGCCTGTATGCGTCACACGCAGGCATTCCGATGGAATTAAAAAATCACCATCTGCGTTTTTAGTCAGTTCAAACTGCTTGGTTGCAAATCGCCATGGATGCACCGCAATCAGCGCATCGGTCAACGGATCAAACAATGTGCGCGCCAGTTGTGCGGCAGCCGTATCGTCCAACAACGACTGAATTGGCTTTTCACCCAATTTCAGTAATGCCATTGAACATAAATCTATTTTGGTCAGCATGATATAATATCCCCCTGCTTTATAAATAAAAACGGGGTCGACATACATCATGCCGACCCAACACACAATAAAATTTATATGCGATTACGCCAATGCGGCGGTTGTAACATTACCAGATGCAACGGCAACCTTTTTCAGCGATGTATTATCAGACGCATTGATAATCACAATGTCGCCGGTGTTCATCAATGTTTTAACATCGTTGAAATACCCGCTGGCCGTAATTGTTGCCATTGTTACGTTTTCGGCATAGTGCCACAATGTAAACCCATTTGCATACGCAATCACAGACAAATTTTTATTCTGAAAAGCCATTTATTTTTCCCTTTGGTTATGTTTATGTGGAACTGGGGGGTTATTCACCGTCGGCGTCTTTGCATTTCATGCGCACGATGCCGTCACCATCAATCAGAACCGCCCCTTGGGACATACTGTTGCTGATAAAGTGCGCGGCGCGTTCACCATGCCACGAAATGTCGGTCTTGACCTCTTGGCCACAGGCATGACCAATACTGGTCGCATGATAGATAAAGCAATCGCGCTTTGTGGTATCGGTCAATGGTAATGCGTTATACAGCACCCATGTGATACCCAACCATTTCTTGGACGCACCACCCGAAATCAACGGCAGGTCATTGCCCACAAAGTCCGCAGAAACAAATTCTGTGATGCCCAGTAATTCTTTCCACTGGTGCACACCGACAACCGCGAAACGACGACCGTCATCGGGAATATCTTTCTTGTTCAACTCTTCGACCGCAGACAAGATTAAATCTTTGGACAGGCCCGCTGAATAATCACCTACAGATGTGGTTGCACCCGCCATTGCATTCACAATCAGTTCATCGGTCTTGCGCCCCAACGCGTATGCACCGGCACTGGCAACAACACGACGTTCATCAATGTTGGTTTTCAATTCGTCCAATGCATCAACCCAATCGCCGGCATAGTAATCCTGTAATACGCATTCAACCGGTTCATGATTCAGATTCATAACCGGTACAATACCATGACGTGATTTTGTCGCGGCCGTGCCACGACCAACCTTTTGAAATGTTGTTGATGCGCCAATAACACCAGATTTACTGCGCACCGTGCCGCGTAATTTAGTGCCCATTTGCTGGTATGCCAAATGAACGTCGGCTTCGAATTGTTTGATAAAAACATTATCGATTGAAACAGACAT